GGACTTGGTGCAGGTGGTAGTGGTCGTATTCGTGTTGATAGTATTACAAATAAAAATGCAAACGGAGCACCAAATCTTCCAAATGGTGTAACTGGAACATCAGCAACATTTACAACTGCCACAATTACAGGTAATCTTGGAGTAGGTGGAGTATTAACATATGAAGATGTAACGAATGTAGATGCAGTAGGAATATTAACAGCAAGAAGTGGTATTAGAGTTGGCACAGGTGGAACAGTAGGACCTGTTGGGTCTGGTATAGTCACATATTTTGGTGATGGCTCCCAACTTACAGGTATTGATGCTGGAACATTAAAACATAATAATAATACAAAAGCACAAGCGACTGCAAGTGGTGTGACAATTACAGGTAATCTTATACCTGCGGCTAATGACACTCATGATTTAGGATCAACTGCTATAAGATGGGCAAATATATTTACAAATGACTTAAATTTATCAAATAAAGGATCAACAAATAGTGTAGATAATACTTGGGGTGACTATACGATTCAGGAAGGTGAAAATGATTTATTCCTCATAAATAATCGTAGTGGCAAAAAGTTTAAGTTTAACTTAACGGAGGTATTATAATGTCACCATTTTATGTTGGACCAGCAAACACTACAAATAAATTTTTAGGTAATCTATCTTCAAATCCTGGTAGTGGAAATGCAGAGGGAGATTTATATTATAATACCACAGAAGATGAAGTTTTTGTTTATGATGGCACTACATGGAAGTCTTTAGAACCAACAGTAGGTTCTCAGGCTAATCCAGCAACCGATCCTTATGGTCAATTGAGAACTAAAGCTAGTGGAAATTATTGGATTCAACCAAGTGGATTTAGTTCTGCGATACAAGTACAAATGGATAATACCAATAATGGTGGTGGATGGGTATTAGCTGCCAGAGTGCTTGATAGTAATATGGATCACTATAATACAGCAGCTGTGAATAGAAGTGGAACAACTGGACCACGAACAACAAATACTAATACACAAAAATTATCTGATGCTGAGATTAATTACATAAGAGATGCTTCAAGTTACTCAGGGTCAACTGCTTGGTGGATGCAATCACAAACTTGGTCTTCAAATAATAGTTATCCAGCAAACGTTTTCGTTAAAACTGGTACTTTTGACTTTAGTGCAACTGCTTCTGCTAATAATGTAGACGATAAAACGATATTATCAAATACTTTTGAGGGAAGCACTACTAATCTAAATCCGAATGCGGGAACCAGAGGTTTAGGAGATCACCATACAAATGCTAATTTCTTTGCTTGGGTTAGACATCCAGAGGACTCTGGGAACTACGGTTTTAGACAGGATACTAGAGGTGAGGCTAGTGGATATCTTTGGGTAAAATAATATCTCAATCTACTTCTTAATAAATAACTAAAAACATATACCATGTCAAGATTAAGGGCAAATACAATAACGAATAAAACTGCGAACGGTGCTCCAACTGCGACTAATGGTTTGGAAGTAACTGGTGTATGTACTGCAACAGATTTTAGTGGTCAATCTGGTGGTGCTGCAGATTTTCCAAATGGTTTAACCGCAACGACTGGTACTTTTTCTGGCAATCTTGGAGTTGCTGGTGTATTAACATATGAAGATGTAACCAACGTTGATTCTTTAGGAGTTGGTACATTTAGAGATGGTCTTCGTGTGACTGGTGTATGTACTGCAACTTCTTTTCATGGTGATGGATCTCAACTCTCAGGCATATCAGTTGGTATCACTACCGAAGCAATTACACCATCTGGTATTACAACACATTTATTACTATCGAGTGCAGACGATCATAAGGTATTAGCAACAGGAAACGTCACGATTGACGTTACTGGAGGAACAGAGGCAAGTAGTCATCAAATCAGAATTGAAAATGTTGGTATTGCAACAGTCGGATTCAGCACAGCATTTAAATTCCCATCGGGAGGAACACCATCATTACCAACAACAAGTGGAGCAATAAGTTTAATTTCATTCACAGTTCATAAAACAGGAGCAGCAGGAACGACACTACTTGCAGGTGCATCAGTTAATTTTAGTTAAGGTTAGATAATGGTAAGAACTTTTTTAACTAATCCAATTACGAATGACAGTGCAGTTGGTGGAAAGATAATAGATGGGAGTACAATTTTTGATTCTCAATCAAGTACATATCTAAGTAGAACTCCTAGTAGTGCTGGAGATAGAAGAACTTGGACTTGGAGTGGGTGGGTTAAAAGGGCACATGCAAATACAAATATGAATTTGTTTAGTGTCAGAGAATCAGCAAGTGCTAGAACAATTATAAGAATAACTGACGGATTAGATTTTTTAGATGATGATATAAATTTTCGTTTAAAAACTGATGCAAAATTTAGAGATACAGCCTCTTGGTATCATTTTGTTGTTGTAAGTAATACTACAGATAGTACATCTTCTAATAGATTAAAAGTTTATGTCAATGGAGAACAAATAACAAGTTTTTCAACAGAAACTTATCCATCTCAAAATTATGAAGGTCAAATTAACACCACAAATCAGCATGCTTTAGGTCGTGAGGGCAGCACAGATAATGATTATCTTGATGGTTACATGGCAGAAATTCATTTTGTTGATGGATCTGCTTTAACTCCATCATCTTTTGGATATACTGAATTTCAAACAACAGTATGGAGACCGAAAAAGTATACTGGGTCACATGGTACAAATGGATTCTATCTTCCTCTGGATGGATCAAGTCACATAGGAGTAGATCAATCTGGTAATGGAAATAATTTTACATCTCATGGACGAGGAATAAGTGTATCATTGGATAAAGCAACTGGTGCTTTACCAATAATGAAAACAAATACTGGTGGATCATTAGCTGTAATGGGTGAAAGAGAAGACCCATTTAAAGCAAACTTAGTTTTAGCAATTCCATTCAATGGTGCTAATTTCGCTGGAACTAATGTAGATAGATCAGCATCTATAAAAGGTAGTGGTACACAAAAAACTGTTTCTTATACTGGTATTTCTTATGAAAGAAGTGAACATATAAATTATTATTCACGTTCAGCGTCTTTTGATGGTAGTAATGATTTTGCTACAGTGGGTAGTCATGCAGATTTTGGATTTGGAACAGGTGATTTCACAATAGAATTTTGGGTAAGTCGATATAATACAAATGCCACTCAATACATAATTGATTCAAGAACAAGTGGAGATACAACTGGTTGGTGGTTTTACCTTGATAACTCAGGTGGAGGTGCATTTGGAAACACTGGTGGACTATCTCATGCTGTTCCAAATATAAGTAGTAATGGTGCTAATGCGTATAATAATTGGTATCATATTGCAATTGTACAGGAATCAGGTGTTAATAAATTATACAGAGATGGTGAGTTAGTATCTTCTACATCTAACTCATATAATTATCCCACAAAAGGATTGTTTATTGGACAAAGATATAGTGCAAATGAAAGACTAAACGGATATCTATCAGATTTACGTATCTATAAAGGAGTTGCAAAGTATACTTCTAATTTTTTAGTAGGATCACCTCATCCCAGAGTATCTCCAGATTCTCCTTCAGGTGTCGCAATTGAAAGAAAATTAGATGTTGACTTAATTGAGAAGGGATCTGTTATGTTTAATACCACCTCCTCTTATATACAACATACAAACAACTCTGCTTTTAGTTTAGGAACCACTTGGACGATTGAGTTTTTCTTTTTTCCTGTAACCACAGGTAATTCAAAACCCATAGGAACAAGAGGGGATAGTAGTCCAGCTGGATGGGAGATTGTATATTGGAATGGTGGACAAATAGGAATTGAACAGTATGGTAGTAATAATACAGGTGGACAACAAAGGGGTACAAATACACTTTTATTACCAGGTCAATGGTATCACGTTGCCATAACATATGATGGAACTAACGCTAAAACATATATTGATGGTGCATTAGATTTAACATATAATCAATCTGGATCTGATTGGAGTAATGGTAATCATGCTCTTAGAATTGGAAGACCTGAAGGTGGTGCTGAAATTGGTTCATATATGATGTCAAATGTTCGTATTGTAAAAGGAACAGTTGTTTATTCTGCAAACTTTACACCTCCAACAGAACCACTTACTAATATTTCAAATACAGTATTACTTTGTTGTCAATCACCTACTAACCCAACTGAGGCTGCAGTTATACCAGGTAGTTTTACTTCAAACGCTGTTAGTGCAACAACACATAATCCATTTGATATTACTGATGTTATAAATCATGAAAGTAATTTTGCTATCATGAGTGCTTTAAATGGTGATACTTCTACATCTACATCATTTCCTTTTGGTGGAACAGTATTTAAGACCAGATCAAATGCTGCAAATGTTGGAAGTTCTATAGCAGTTAATTCTGGAAAATGGTATGGAGAATTTGTGTGTACTGAAAAAAATTCAGTAAATATGGGTGTTTCAGTTGCTAGTCTTCGTGGATTTGATGGTGAACGACAAGGAAATGAATCGCAACATGGTGGATATGGATATTATTATGTTAATAATGGTACTTTATATTTACCAAGTGGTAATCAATCAGGCAGACAAGCATGGGATATAGGAGATGTTATAGGTGTTGCACTTGATATGGATAATCATAAAGTTAATTTTTATTTAAATAATTCTCCACAAGGAGAATATAGTATTTCATCTGATTATGATTATTATGTCATGGCTGCAGGTGGTGGACAGAGTAGTAAATATCAAGTTTTTGATGTTAACTTTGGGCAAAAAGCATTTAGATTCTTACCACCTAAAGGTCATAAAGGATTGTCTTTAAGCAATATATCTACTCCAATCATAAGACCACAGAAACATTTTGATATTCTGCTTTATACAGGCACTGATGCTAGTGCTGCAAGAACTGTAACTGGTTTAGAGTTTGCTCCAGATTTAGTATGGCAGAAAAGAAGAAATGGCACAAACTGGCATACTTGGCATGACACTGTAAGGGGTGGAGGTAAAACTTTATACTCTAACAGTAATAACGCAGAGGCAACCAATAATCAGTATGGGTATATAAGTGCATTTACTTCAGACGGATTTACATGGTCGCCAGGTAGTTCAAATAATAGTGATGGTAATGAGGGATCTGGAACTTTTGTATCTTGGTGTTGGAAAGGTGGTGGTGCAGCAGTATCAAACAGTGACGGAAGTATCACATCATCAGTTTCTGCAAATACAGAGGCGGGATTTTCCGTTGTTGGATACACAGGTACAGGATCAAATGCTACTGTTGGTCATGGATTAGGATCGGCACCTCAATTTATAATCACAAAACAAAGGTCAACTGCTGGTCATCATTGGAGAACATATCATAAATCTGTAGGTGCCACCAGAAGTTTATATCTTGATTTAAATAATGCTCAATCAGGAACAGATGCAGGTTTTATGAATAATACTGAACCTACAAGCACTGTATTTTCGATTGGTAATGATACAAATATCAACGAAAATTCTCAAACACATATTGCTTACTGTTGGACAGAAATTCCTGGTTATTCAAAAATTGGCAAATACACGGGCAACGGAAATGCCAATGGACCGTTTGTGTATTGCGGATTCAGACCAGCTCTTATTTTGCATAAGGACGCTAATTCAACAGAGCAATGGCAGATAAAAGATACTGCTAGAGATACTAGTAATCCAGTTGATGTTTATATACATCCTAATTTAAGTAATGCTGAAAATACTAGTACAAATGTAAGCATAGATTTTCTTTCTAATGGATTTAAAATAAGGAATAGCGATGGAAGTCATAACACATCTGGAAACACTTATGTTTATGTGGCCTTTGCGGAACAACCTCAATCAACTTCTTTTGGTACTCAATCAAACGCAAGATAAATAAAGTATGGCATTCACTAAAGTCGCACCAGCAGGAATAGGAACTTCACCAGGATCAACAATTCGTCTTGGTGATTCTTTGTTGCACTCAACTGGTCTTGATATTGGAGTAGGATCTGGTATTGGTGTAACAATCAGACAACATGGTGATGCTACATTTACAGGAATCATTACTGCATCTGCATTCTTTGGTGATGGTTCAGGTTTAGAAGGTGTATCAAGTTCTGGTATTGGAACACCACTAAGTGATGATGACACAAGTGATTTAAATAAAGCTTACTATGTTAATCAAGAATTAAGTATTGGTTCGACTGTTACTGTTAATCATCCAGATTCAGCGGTTGCATCATATACACATTACCAAGATGTAGTTGTAAAGGATGATGCAGATCTTATAGTTGCGGATGGGGATACTTTTATACCTGATATTTTAGGAATAAACACATCGGGATTACCAAGTCCAAGAACTGGTGCAACGGGTGGACGTATTCGTGCAGGTACAATTACAAATGCAGGTGCAAACGGAGCACCTAATTTTCCTAATGGTATTACTGTTACTGGTATTGTTACAGCAAGTACTTTAAATGCAACAACAAACAAAATAGTTGTTGGTTCAGCAGTCACTGCAAACTCAACAGGTATAGATGTTACTGGTGTTGTAACTGCAACCTCATTTAAGGGGTCTGCCACAAACTTAACAAGTATACCAGCAGCAAATATAACTGGTACATTACCTGCGATCAGTGGTGCAAATTTAACCAATTTAAATGGTAGTAACATATCTTCTGGTATTGTAACATCAGCAAGATTAGGTGGTGGCACTGCAAGTAATACAACTTTTTTACGTGGAGATGGAACTTTCCAGACAGTAACAAGCACTAGTGCCCAAGCATCAATGAGCACAGGTGGTGGTACAATCAGTGGTCAACGAGTCGTATCAGATCTCACTTACAGTAGTGGTAATAACAACTCAAATGTACAATTAGGTAACGTTTCAAATTGTAATGCATCTAGTGTATATGCACTTGAACTTTCTTTGACATATATGCACAATGGATCAACTAATCATGGTTATTTGACTGGTTACATATATCAAAGAGGTAAAACTTATGGTCTAGTCGGTGGATATGTAAGTGAGCAACACTATGATTGGTATTATAACTATACTATGAATAGATTTATCATACCTTGGGATCCTTCTGGCACACAAGCGTTAGATATGTATGTGCAAAATGCTTATAATACAAACAGTAACAATAGATTTTACGTTGACGTAACTAACAAATTAGAGAATATTTAAAATGATTACAACAACCTCCGACTTTATAGCAGATGCAGCACACGCATTAACTGGTAATAAACCAGGTGCTTTTTACTGTCAGGGTGTGTCAAGTTATGAAAATATGGTTTGGGATACCAATATTGTGACTGGAACATTACCTACAAAAACTGAGGTAATGAATAAGGCACAGGAATTATATGATGGAGAGGCAATGAGAAGACTAAGAGTGCATCGAGATAATTTACTTAGAGATACTGATTGGGTAGTAACAAAAGCATCAGAGACAGGTGTTGCTGAAACAACAGCTTGGAAAACATATCGTCAGGCACTTCGTGATCTACCATCAACTGCTACACCAGAACTTGATGGTCCTTTTGTTAAAAACGTCACTTGGCCAACTAAACCATCATAAATAACTAAAAATAATAAAAGATGTCAAGAATCAGGGCAAATACTATAACCAATCAAAATGCAAATGGTGCACCTAATTTTCCTAATGGTGTCACTGTTTCTGGTGTAGTTACTGCGACTGCGACAACTCAAAACATCTCAGGTAATTTAACAGTATCTGGTAATCTTGGAGTAGGTGGTGTATTAACCTACGAAGATGTAACAAATGTAGATGCAGTTGGAATTGTAACAGCAAGAAGTGGAATAAAGATAGGTCCGACTGCTGGTGTTGCAGGAACATTCTTTGCTGATGGTAGTTATAGAACTTCTGGTATTATTACAGCTACTACGTTTCATGGCAGTGGAGCAAACCTTACAGGTATCGTAGGAGTTCCCTCTGGTTGTATTTTAATATGGTCTGGTGCTGCAAATGCCATACCAACAGGTTTTGTATTATGTAATGGTTCAAATAGCACTCCCGATCTAAGAGGTAAATTTGTTGTTGGTTATCATGATGGCAATGGTGACTATGACGTAGGTGATACTGGTGGTGCTGAAACTGTAACACTTACTACAGCACAGATACCGTCACACAAACACACCACAAACATTGATGGTGGCCATGTAATTCCTGGTAATGGAGGATCGAGTTATCCATATGGTGGTGCAGGTACTTATGCCTCTACAGTTTTCAGTATGAATAATACTGGTGGTGGAGGAGCTCATGAAAACAGACCACCATTCTATGCTCTTTGCTACATTATGAAAACGTAGAGTGTAGAGATGTCAAGAATCAGGGCAAACAATATAACTAATTTAAATGCAAATGGTGCGCCTAATTTTCCTGATGGCATCAATGTTACTGGTGTTGTAACTACTTCAGCAATACCAAATCCTGTTGAAAATCTTACAGTTACTGGTAATGCAGGAGTTGGAGGAACAGTTACTTATGAAGACGTTGCGAGTGTAGATTCAGTTGGTGTTATAACTGCAAGAACTGGAATTAAAATAGGTCCGAGTGCTGGTGTAGCGGCGACTATATTTTCTGATGGTAGTATTAATAGCACTGGTATTGTAACAGCATCAACATATCACGGTAGTGGAGCAGACCTCACAGGTATAGTGGGAGTTCCGACTGGTTGTATTTTATTATGGTATGGTGCTGCAAATGCAATTCCATCTGGTTTTATATTATGTAATGGTTCAAATGGAACACCTGATTTGAGAGGTAAATTTGTAGTTGGTTATCATGATGGCAATGGTGACTACGATGTTGGTGATACTGGTGGTGCTGAAACTGTAACACTAACAACAGCTCAAATACCATCACATAAACATACCACAAACATTGATGGTGGCCACGTAATTCCTGGTAATGGAGGATCGAGTTATCCATATGGTGGTGGAGGTTCATACGCATCTACAGTTTTCAGTATGAATAACACTGGTGGTGGTGGAGCACACGAAAATAGACCACCATTTCATGCTCTTTGTTATATCATGAAGACTTAAACTTCCTAAATATAATTACCTAGATCGGAACTTGCGTGGTATTATTAGCAAGGAGATAATAGGGGAAGAATTCTACACCGAGATGGACGATATCCAAAAGGAACTTAAAGAAGTTCAAAAGAAGATAGACGACATAGAGAAAAAACAAGAAATGTTAAAACGGATACAGGATTTAGATCGTTTGCGTGAGGAAAAACAAGCAAAACGACCTACTGGACATTATAATGAAACGTGATATAATACATACATAAAAGCGACCATCATGAAAAATCTAATTAAAGACTTTCCAATCACAACGATAACAGAGCAAAATACTCGTAGCACCTATACTAAAGAAGAGGTTAATGCGTTGATTAGTGCTGCTGTGGAAAGAGCAATTGATGAAGCAAGAAAGATTGATGAAGAGTCGATGGCAAAGCATAATCGTGATGCTACTGTCATCAGTATGATTCTAGGATTTACAACTCTTGCATTGTTTGTTGATGGTTTACTTAGAATGCTTGGTATTATCCCACCATTTATGCACCTTGATGTTAATATTCTTGACAAAATAGAAACAGATATTATAGATAAGATAAAACAAGTTCCTATCCAAAGATTATTTCAAAGATGAATGACTTTACAATATTAATATACTTGATATTCTTTGTTGCTTTATTCGGAGCAACCTTTGCATACATGTGGAAAATGATGGCAACCACATTATCAGAATTTAATAGAACTCCTACTAATTCATATAGTGATGCGATGAGACCATACAAAGTACCTGCTCCACATCCAGAGATGGAAGGTGTTAAATATGGAGAAGAATTAATGATTTTCAATCCAGAAGATCTTGAAGAAGACGATGATGATGGGGATATTGTAGTCAGAATCTGACACTTCTTAAAGTGTCCACTTGACTAGCAGAATAACATAGATTATAATAGGAGAGTAAGATATATTATTATGATTGAAGTATTATGCCAGAATGATCCATACAGGTATATAAAAATGCCTGATCTCTTAGAGAATGGACACCCAGATTATCGTATCCAAAAGTGGAATAACCATAATGGATACAAGGACATGTACCTTTGTGATAATTTTATGCAAATGAAAACTGCAATTGAGGACTTTGAATATACAAAGTGGTTAGATCCTGCTGGCGTGCCTTGCTACGTTTGTGATAAATAAAATTGTAGAACACATAGTATAGTACAATGTCACATTTTGGAGATCTTATATCTGGTAAGACCCTCAAAACTGAGGTTCCAAAACCAGTTGAAGAAGCACCTAGACCAGAAGAAGTAATTGCAGATGCAATCTCTGAGGAGAAAGAATTTTCTGATATGTCAAAGGAAGAACTTGAAGAATATGGTCGCACTGTTGGGATCGAATTAGATCGTAGACATAACAAATCTAAACTAATTAAAGAATTAGAAGATCACATTGAGAGTGCATAACACTTAAAAATAATAATGAGAAAGTTTGAATTTAGGCCATGGGGATGGTTCATTACCCTTGATGAGGGTAAGAACTATAAGGTGAAGAAGATTTACGTTAAACCAAACACTAAACTGTCATTACAGTATCATCATCACCGTGATGAGCATTGGACAGTAGTGGAGGGTTCTGGTAAGGCTATTGTAAATAAAAACGTTTTTATTATGAATGATGGTGATGATTTATTCATTGCTAAAAAGGCAATTCATCGAATGCAAGCAAGTCCTGATGGTGTGACATTCATAGAAGTGCAGAGAGGAGAATGTAGAGAAGATGATATTGTAAGACTTCAAGATGATTATGGAAGAGTTGACAAACAATCCTAAATTTCTTATACTAAATACATTGATCGACTATTCATATAGGATATGAGAGAGTACAAAAAAACCGCACTTGTTCTTGGTGCAGGTGGATTTATTGGCAGTCATATGGTGAAAAGACTGCGTAAAGAAGGATATTGGGTAAGAGGTGTAGATCTAAAATACCCTGAGTTTTCTAAGACAGAAGCAAATGAGTTTGTTTGTGGTGATCTTAGAGATGTAGAAATTGTTCGCAGAGTGATTCGTTTTGGTGGATACACTGGTAATTATTATGCACAGATTGTAGATAAGTTTCTAGAACCATTTGACGAAATCTATCAGTTTGCTGCTGATATGGGTGGTGCAGGATTTATATTTACAGGAGAGAATGATGCAGACATTATGCATAACTCTGCTTCCATAAATCTAAATCTTTTAGAAGAGCAAAAGAAGTTAAACAAAGATAAGAAAGTAAATCATACTAAGATATTCTATTCGAGTTCTGCGTGTATGTACCCAGAGTACAATCAATTAGACCCTAACAATCCTGATTGTCGTGAAGAATCCGCTTACCCTGCTAACCCTGACTCCGAATATGGATGGGAAAAACTCTTCTCGGAAAGATTATATCTCACTTATAGTCGTAACTATGGTATACCTGTGCGTGTTGCTCGTTACCATAATATTTTCGGACCAGAAGGAACATGGGATGGAGGAAGAGAAAAAGCACCAGCAGCAATCTGTCGTAAAGTCGCAAACGCAGGTCTTGCCGACACTATCGAAGTGTGGGGTGACGGAGAACAAACTCGATCTTTCTTGTTTATTGACGAATGTATTGAAGCAACTTGGAGATTGATGCAATCAGATTTTATGGGACCTGTGAATATTGGTTCAGAAGAAATGGTTACTATTAATGAGTTAGTGAGAATAACTGCAAAAGTAGCACAGAAATCCATAGGTAGAGTTCACATTGATGGTCCTCTTGGTGTCCGTGGACGTAACTCAAACAATGATCTTGTAAGAGAAAAACTTGGTTGGGATTATTCTCAATCTTTAGAGGAAGGAATACGTAAAACATATAATTGGATATGTTTGCAATTATACAGCACACAAGATAAAAATGTGCTACAATCGGAACAAGAACTCGAAACATTAGCTTCTGGATAAAATGACACGTATTGACAGTTATGAAGATCTAACAGATAAAATTGTTGGATGGTTAAAAGATTACTATTGGCAATATAGTATGAAAGCATTTGTAGTAGGAGTATCAGGTGGAATTGATTCTGCTGTTGTCTCCTCACTATGTGCTAGAACAGGTCTACCCACATACGTTGTGTGTATGCCTCTTGATTCTAAATTTACAAATACAAAACTTTCTGATGTTCACTCGAAAGGACTTGCAGAAAAGTATGATAACGTAAAAAGAATTGAAGTTGAACTTTCTAGTGTATATGAAAGTTTCTTAAAATCAGTTGAGTGGTGGTCTGAGGCACAGCACTATGATAAAAAAGAATTTACTGCAAGTGAACATGCAAATGCAAATACTAAATCACGAATGCGTATGGTGACTCTGTATCAGATCGCAGGTACAGTTGGTGGTATAGTAGTTGGAACAGGAAACAAAGTGGAGGATTATGGAGTCGGTTTTTATACTAAGTATGGTGACGGTGGTGTTGATATCGCCCCTATTGCTGACCTTTATAAAACGGAGGTCTGGGAACTAGGTGAATATTTAGAAGTTGATCAACGTATTGTTGATGCACAACCAACTGATGGACTATGGGGTGACTCTCGCACAGATGAATCACAACTTGGTGCATCATATCCAGAGTTAGAAGAAGCAATGGAAACAGGCACAGGACCTGGTGTTGCAGTTTTAGAAAAATTCAACACACAAAACAAACATAAAATGGAGCCTATCCCAACATTCAAATTATGAAAATTGGATTAATTGGAGCAGGTAGATTAGGAATCTGCCTTGCTCTGTTGATTGAGAAAGCAGGGTATGAAGTCCTTGCATCTGATAATCGTGTAGATTATATTAATAGTTTACAGAAAGGTATTATTGATACTGCTGAACCCGAAGTTCAACAGTATCTTTCTAATGCAAAGAACATTGAATTTACAACTGATAATCTTAGAGTCATATCAGAATGTGATTTGATATTTACTCTGGTTGCAACTCCGTCACTTGCAGACGGAAGTTATGATGTAAGTGCAGTATGGAAAGTTATAAATGACTTCAAAGATATTCCTATATTATTAGAAGAAAAATCATTAGTTGTTGGTTGTACTACAAATCCTGGTGATTGTAATGACTTCCAAGAAGCACTTAAAGATACAGGTATTGATATATTCTACAACCCAGAATTTATTGCACAAGGTTCTATAATTAGGGACTTGCAAAATGCCGACATGGTATTGATTGGTGGAGATGGAAATCATAAGACAGAACTTGAACAGATGTATGAAAAAATACAGATGGGATTTATTAGTCCTTCTATCTATTTTATGAGTACAAAAGCAGCAGAAGTTACTAAGATTGCTGTCAATTGTTTTCTTACCACGAAGATTAGTTACGCTAATATGCTAGGTGAAGTTCTCACATTGTCTGGTATGGAAGATGAGATTGATAATGTATTAATGTCAATTGGTTCTGATGATCGTATTGGTAAAAAATATATGAGATATGGTTTTGGATTTGGAGGTCCTTGTTTTCCAAGAGACAATCGTGCCTTTGCATCATATGCAAGTAAAGTGGGTGTGAGTCACAATATTGGTGAGGTAACTGATGCCTTTAATGAAGATCATGCAACATTTTTAAAAGAACATTTTATTAATAAGAATAAGAAAAAGTTACCATTTCTTTTCAATTATTTGACATACAAACCGAGAACTGATATCCTTACTGAGAGTCAACAATATCGTCTATGTTTAGATCTTTTAAATGAAGGATATATAGTTTATTGTTCTGACTCTTCACTCAAAGATCAATGTGATCCGAGAATCGTTTATGAAGAACCAACCCAAGAGGTTTTTGAAATTAAATTATGATTGGTTACAATAG